CATATCTTTGTTAAGTTCTTTCATTGATTTACTAGCGCTTTTAATTGACTTATTTGTCTTTTCCATTGATTTAGCGCTAGCGTCGGCAAATAAGTTGGTATTAAACCAAGCCTGTGATATATAATTTACATATTGCAATAAAGTGAATACTAAATCTACAATATATTCAATTAATGGTTTTAAAGCCATAGCAATAACGTATCTTATATATTCCATATTTTTGGCTAATTGTTCGTCATATTGAGATAACGTTGACATAGAGCCTCTTATTAATGTCATTGCACTTCTTACACCTAATAAAGTTAAACCCCAACGCATTATACTTTTACCAACGCTAGAAGCCGATTTATTAACGTTTGCAAGTGTAGTTTGAACTCTTTTAAAACCTTGACTGTTTATTTGATTTTGTTTTCTATATAAATCACTTAATTTGTTATTAATTTGCTCTAATCTTTTTTCATATTTTCTAGCTTCTGCTTCATCAATGTTTCCTGCGTCTTTAAGTATTAGTTTAAGGTCTTCTGCCTCATCTTTCAAATATGCTATCTCTTTATCAAAACTTTTAGTATCTACTTTTGTTTTAAGGACTAAAGCATTTTCCATAAGCTATCTCCTTTCTATTTGTTTATAAAACTCTTCCATATTCTTTTGTTGTTCTTCAGTTAATCGCATTTTTTTAGTTTTCTTTAATGCTACTTCTTTTTTGGCTTTTTCTATCTTTTGTCTTTCTTTATAGTCTTTAATTCTAGAAGTATCACAATTTCTTAAGTTCCTTATGCGATTTAAAATACAACAATCTCCCATTTCACTATTAGACAAGTTATTTAAATCATTAAAAAACTCCCACCAATGAATATATTTTTCTTTATAAGGGTCATAACCATAATCATATTTAAAACTACTTCTTATATATTTCTCATCTTGTATATAGTCCATATCAGGCTCTTCAGTATCATTTTTAGGTTCATTACCACACATTAAAAACTTTACCCCAAACCTTAACAATTCCTCATAATCTTCTTCATTATTAAGCCCATCATTACCATATAACAAATAAATAATAGCGAGTTCTTTTTCTATTTCATAAATAGAACTATCAGAAAATACTTCATTACATTTTATAGCAACTCTAAAATCAGTATTTAATTTATATGTTTTATTATTTACTTTTACACTAACTGGATATTCCATTATCTTCTAACACATCTTCAATTTTTAAACCATATTTTTCATTCATTTCTTTAACTATATTTTCTTTTGATATTTTTAAATATGGTAATATTTGTTTTTCAATATAATCTCTTATTATTAAAATACTATCTAAATCAAAACTATCTCCATCTAAAACTTTATTAACGCCACCATCTCCTAAAAATAAATCAAATGCTTTTATTTGTTTTTTAAGATATTCTTTATTAAGTTCATAAAGCTTCTTTTCATTATTTGTCATTAGACTGTCTTTAGATTTAAAGTCTTGTTGCTTTCTTATTATTATTTTTTGGTCGTTATACCATTTTGTGTTTTTAGTTAATTTTTGGTGCATTTCATCATATTTACCAATTGTATCTAGATTTTTTAAATTAAACACTAAATTGTTGCCTGTGTATTCTCCATTTTCCCTATAAATATTAATTGTTAAAACATTAGTTTTGTTCTTTAATGTTAGTTTTTCTTCCATATTTACCTCCTATATTAAAAAAGAGCAAAGGCACTATTGCCTTGCCCTTTCAGTTTATTATAAACTTGCAGTTGGTGTGAATGTTGGAACACCGTTTGCAAGTGTTACTGTTCCTTGAACAGGGTTAGAATAATCTATATCATATGCAATTACTGCGTCTTCTCCTAACCAACTACTTATTGTTATAAGTATATCATATCTTGTTGCTTTATAAACACCTGTTGATATTGTTTCAGTTGTATCAACTTCTAGGAATTGTGTATCTGCACTTATTGCTAAATCTTTAAGATTTTTTAAGTATGGATACATTGCGTCTCCTTTGAAACATCTCTTACCACTAACTGATGTGCTTAATTGATAATTTTTGAATGTTGTTTTAGCAGTTCTTTTTGTAATATCCTTATAAGTGTCTTTTTGTGGGTTAAATGCCATTTCAAGACTTTCAACACCTGTTCCTTCTCTTGTCCAAGTAGGACTTGCTACTTCTCCAACAATAGTTGCAGTGTTTATAAAGTCATAGAATTGGTCTCTAAATAGTTGTTCCATTCTTGTCCTCCTTCTTCAATTCTCGTTTTATTATTACCAAATCTTTGGTAGATAGAGGTTGAATAAACCCTTTTTCATTTAGAGCAACAATGCTTTCATATGATAAGTTATTAATTTCATCATCTTTCAAGATATATTCTCCACGATAGAAGAAATCTTTACTCGCTAATATTTTTATCATCGTTTACCTCCATCAAATATTCTATCTCTATTTGTATATTAAATATTGCAGTGTTTGTGTCTGCTCTATTTAAAGAGCCACAATTTAAGCATTTAATACTTAAAACGCCTTCAACACTAGGCAATATACCTTTTCTATTATTTGTTTCGATTAATTCCTCTAATTTTTCAAAAAAACCAATATTATTTAAGTTATTTACCACATCTTGAGAATATGATTTTCTACTTCTAAATGAATAAACATCTCTCTTAACTTTAGTTCCATCTATCCAACTTCTCACTATTGTTTGAGTTGGTATCTTATCTAATGAATAGTCTCCTACTTTTCCAAGCATATCTGCATTTATTTGATATTCTTCATTGTTTGTAAGAGTATCTAAAATACCAAACATATATTGTCTCAATGCTTCTATTCTTGTCATAGTATTCCTCCTATTCCATAATCGACATAGTTTTGAACTTCTTTTATGACATCTTGCATTTCTGCACTCACCATTTGTCTATCCCAATATGGTCCTGTTCCTGCAGTTGTATAGTTTTGAACCTTGTGAGTTCCATCTGCTCTCATACCAAAATATTGATAATAGGCATATGGTGCTTCATATGCTATATAATCGCTTCCAATATCTACATCGCTTCTTAAGTCTCCAAAGTCCATTGGAACATATTTATCCATATATCTATAACAAGTATTAGTAAAAAACTTATGAACTCTTCCGTTTGGGTCTATGCCTAAATTTGCTTGTATTACACTAACAGGTTGTAAGTTTAATTTTACATCAAACATTATTTACCACTCAAATGTATATGTGGTTGAGTTCCAAATTTATTCACATTAATACTCGTTATATTGTAAATAAGACCACTTAAATCTTGTTGTGTTTCAATATCAGTGTTGAGAGTGCCTTCACATATAATGTCGCCAATTGCAAAGTTATCAATGTTGATACTTTCAGTTAATGGTATTCTTATCTCCACTCTGTTATTTGGGTTATAACCCTCCCTAACAGTAGCACTCTCCCCACCAAAGAACCAAACATTCTTATAATTATATCTAGTCCATTCTTCTAGTCTAGTATTCTTATTGAATGTTTTATGATATATTGTTACACTATTATTCTTAATCATTTAACACCTCTATATAAGTAAGGTGTTCCATCCTCAAGACTACAACAACTTAACCACTTTTCTATTATGCCCTTAATTTCACTTTTTTTGCCCCTTTCTTGCTCAATTGATGTTCCTAGATAACTTATACTATAACCATCAATACTTTCGCTAGAAATGGCTTTATTTCTCTCTAAATCACTTTTATATGTATTTAACATAGAAATTAGTTCATTAACACATAATTTTACTTCTTGGTTTTGTGTTTCGAGGTTTCTTAATCTTTTAAATGTATATCTATCAATTGTTTTTCTTGCTTCTAGCTCTAGTAAATTAAAAGGCATTAGGTCTAAAGTGCCACCCAAACCTTTGTATTCTTGATAGGTTAGATATTGTCCACCAAATTCCATAAATGCCTCCTAATCTTATAAACTTACTCCACTTGCGTCAAATTTTGCTACTACAACTTTAGAATTGTCTGTTAAAGCCGCAACATAATGCTTATCTGCACCAATTAGAGTTGTATAGTTATTTAGATGTCTTTCAGTTTCAACATTTGTATCTCTCTTAAGATAAATTGTAACTGCAGGAATTTCGTCTCCTGTTTCATCTTGAGCCTTTAACTCAACAATTGGGTTCATAAAATATGTTTTTGCGTCATTAACTGCTTTTTTACTTGCTACAATTCTACAATTGGCAATCATACCAATTTCACCTTTCATAATAACATTGTTAGGGTATTTATCATTAGAAATGAAATTAGCGTCTTTTCTTAATGTTGATACTTGTTTAGGATGAATAAACATAACCTTTTCAACATTTTGTTCTTCGTTTAGTAAATCAATTGCGTCAACAATGTTATTGTATGAAATTGCAGATGGTGCATTGAAAACTAATTGTGCTTTCTTTAATTCATCCATAACATCTGCGTCAACTTTACTAGCGATTGCCTTTGCTAATTGTGAATTTGTTTCTCCTACAGGGTTTCCATATCCACTTAATACTGCTTCGTCAGTTAATTCTACTTGTTTAACTGCCTTCTTAACAGTATATTCTGCAGTAGTTGTTGCAAGTTGTGTTTTATCTGCAGTAACACCTTCTGCAAGGTCTTCTGCGTCTCCAATATATTCATATTTTGGAACTGTGATTGTACTACCTGCTTTACCTTGTAGTGTAGTATCAATCTTTGCAAATGGTGTTGCCACTATTTGACTTTCAATTTTGCCACTAATCATTGGTGCCATTACTTCAGGGTCTATTAACTTCTCTAAATAAGTTGTTCCTGTTGCCATAATTTGTTTCCTCCTTTAAATCACATATTATTATTATATTTGTTAAATAACTCGGGGTTCGTTTCTTTTAGTTCTATTCTTTGTTTATAACCCATCTTATCAAAATCTGCTTTTGAGACTACTGTTTCCATATTCTCATCAGGACTTGGCATATCAACCATTTGATTTGGGTTTGCGAATATACCATTCTTATCCTTCGTTATTTCTTCGAATAAATCTTTTGCAGATTTACCCTTATTTGCGTCATTATTTAACGCAACTTTTATTTCGTTCACAATTGCGTCTCTAGTGAAGTCATTTACAAACTTTTTATCTCCAATTGCTTGGATAACATTATTTGTTAGAACTTCATCGTCTTTCTTTGCTTTTTCTTTAGCAAGTCGGTCTTGTTCTTTGGCTTCCATATCGGCTATTGTGCTTTTTAGACTTTCCATTTCATCAGATTTTGGAGCCTTTTCTATTTGAGCCTTAAGTTCCTCAATAGTATTCTTATTCTCTTCAAGTTGAGACTTATATTCATTTTCTATTTTGCTTTTCTCGGTATTTATATATTCTCCGTGTTTAGCAATAATAGTTTTAATCTCATCTTTAGACAATTTGTATTTTGTCTCTCCTAATTCTAATGTTTCTAAAAAATCTTTCATATATTTCCTCCTACCGATTTTTTCAAGTGGTCAACTCCACCATAAAGATTTAATATAAAGTTGCTCACTACAACTCTAATTAAAGTATAACATACAAATAAAAAAAGTGCAAATAGCACTTATTTTTTACTTGGTTTAACTTCAAGAACCTTGATAAAAGATTTTTTAAACTTGTTTTCACCACTTAAATATTTACACATCTCTTCATTGCATTCAAATGTATCTCCTACAAATAATTTGTTTGGATATTCTACACATTTTCTTTTTAAGTTTCTTATCTTATGAAAGTCTTTTAAGTCAAAATCTTCTATTACTTCTACCTTAATCATAAAAACCTCTTTTCTCATAATCTATTTCTATGCCCTCTTTTTCAAAAAATGGTATTATATTTCTACACCATTTACCTTTGAATAGTCCTGTTGGTTTCCAAGTTTCATAACCCCAATCAATTATATAGTCGCCACTATTTATTAAGTAATCATAACCTCTATTATCTTGGTTCGTTTCAACATCCCAAGGGTTGCTATCCCTTGATAAAACATCTATTAGTTTATTTCTTTGCCATAAGCCACAATTTATACACACTTCATAATCACTTCCGTGTCGCCTTCTTTTAAAGTCTTTGTATGGTGTTTCTTCATCATTACTATCCCAACTCTTTTCAAAACAAAATGTTGCTATACTGCCTTTTAAATGCTTACTAGCATATTTTATTCTTTTTTCATCAACAGGTTGCCTTATAAAGAAATCATCCATAATAATTAAGATTTGTTCATCATTTATTTCTTTTAATGTCTCTCTTATCCTTTTAGTCCACACTTCTAGTGGATAATTTTTGCATATTGTCTTGTAATATGGGTTTTGTTTTGTCTCCATAGCATATATTATTTCAGGGTGGTTAGGATAATACTTTTCCATACAATGGTGAAATGCGTCAAATATTTCTTCGTTCTTATCACAACTTAATACTAATATTTTCAACTATAATCACCTCTATCTCTTTCCCAAGTCAAACTGCCTACTCTGTTTGAATTGTATATATAAAGAACTTTGTCTATATAATATTTTGTTTTATTGCCTTCATCTAGTTTTTTCCTAAAAGGTACATCACTTGCGTGTCTTATGTTTTCATCAAATAAAGGCATTATTTCCCTTTTGTAAAGACTTCTCCAAGGTGCAGGGTTGCTTGGTCTTTGAACTATTTGATGATTATGTTTGTCTATCCAATCAATACATATTAAATCATCATTTGTTTTGTCTATTGCCTTTAATACTTCTTCAATGTAATTATCAGTAATCAAATCATCACTATCAATAATTCCAATATATTTTCCTGTTGATTTTTTAATTCCTGTATTTAAAGCAAATGAATTTCCCATATTCTTTTCTAAATGTATAATCTCAATATCTTCATCATATACATCTAGTCTTTTTTCTTGGCAACCATCATCTATCAAAAATACTTCTACATCTTCATTTAATTGTGGCATTAATACACCCAATAATTCTTCAGTTAGTTCATATGTATTGTAATATGGTATTACAATAGAAAGTTTTACCATTGTTTATCTCCTCCATCAATAATTTCTTTTTTGCATAATTCTACTCTATGTTTTAATATTTCATCAATTAGTGGGTCCTGTCCTTTATATGTTAAATAAAGTTGTAAGGTGTCTGCATAATGCCTTATTGTAGATGTTCCCCACAATATATTATCTCTTATTGTTGTTACTGATTTTAAGTTCTCTTTATTCCATACATAAGCAATATCTTTAAAATTAGCAAATGTTTTCATATTTATACATATCTTACAATGTTGGTTTTTATCTTCTTTCAAAGTCCCTTCATTATATAAACACTCTTGTCTTGTTGCTAATTCCTTTTTAATAACTTTACCACAAGAACCACTCCATCCATTCATTGCCTCATATTTGTCAGTATATTCAGGAATATCATTAATTGTTGTTTTACCTTTCTTATAGTCGGCTATTCCTACAAATAGAACATCAGGCTCGCTTTGAAGTTTGTTATTTATCTTTTCTAAAACTTTTTCATCATATAACCAATCATCACTATCTACATAATAAATATAATCGACATCATCACTTAAATGTAGATATGCTTCGTTTCTAGCACCACCATTTAGCCTTTTTTGTTTAAGTCTTACTATCTTAAATTGTGGTTCTGATAATTTGTTTATGCTATCAAAACCACATAATTCCTTTTTAAAACAATTAGCAAATGTCTTTTCTGCAACTACAACTGAATTATCTGTTGAAACATCATCAACAAATATAATTTCATAGTTTTTATATGTTTGTTTTAATATACTATTTAAACACTTTTCTATTGTGTGTTCATAATTGTAATTAGGTACTATAATTCCAAACTTAAAGTATTTCTTTTCAGGGAGATTTTTCCAATCTTTGTCAGTTATTTTGGTTCTTTTCATACAATCTATGTTGTAATCAGTTAAATTAATATCGGCATATTCAAAACTTTTATATTGAATACAATGCAATTTTGTCTTCATTAAATCTTCTAAATCTTCATCATCATATAAGTAAACATATTCGTTGCCATCGTTTTCTGCTACTTGATATGAGTTTTTGTCTACTGCTATTACCATTCTCTACCTCTTTTACTTAATTTTACCATATAAATAAAAAAAGAGCAATTTGCTCTTTAAAGGGGGTACTATTAATTTATAAGTACCATTGAATAGATATAAAACTTCCCACCGATAGCATATATTCTCGCTTTCGCACTTAACCTCGCTACAAGGCGATATATCTACTCAATGCTACCTATAAAAGTAGCATAACGGCTTTGTGCCAGTTCGGGTGAAATCATTTATACGTTTGACTTCAAATTAAGTATAACACAATAGCAAAAAAGAAGCAACAAGCTTCTTATTTTACTATCCAACAATACTCGGCTACTCTTTCTCTACAATCAAAACTATCATAGATTACACCATATTTAGAACAGGTTATATGACCATTCATTGTAATTAGTAGAATATTATCAGGATAGGCTCCTGCTACCTCACCTACATATCTAGGTATGTCATAGGTTCTTTCATATCTTTCATCTAAATAATCACGAATAAAGTCTCTGTCATCCATCATAGTGCCTTGTAATCTTGCTATATTGCTTAAATGTTTGTATGTATCATCCCAAGTGTTCCCTGTGGCAGTAGAAATTGCTCTTATTGTGCAATCATTTTCAAATAGTCCTAAAGCATTGTTGTTGTGATACTTATACATATTACATCGAACTTCTTTGTAATGCTTCTCTTAACATTTGTTGTTGTTGTGGTCCTTGTGCTTCTTCATATAGGACTTTAATAAAATCTTCAAGGGATTTTACCATATAGTGAAAAGACTTATCTGTTTCTTCTCCTGCTCCATATCTTGAGCGACTTTCTTGATATCTTCCATAATCACTATACATTCTATCCATTTCATCTTCACCACGATATCTCATATCTCTTCCTCTTCTACCATAGTTTGCTCCATAGTTCCCATAGTTTCCATAATTGTATTCACCATAGTTTCCATATCCTTCACCATAGTTGCGACCATATGTGTCATATCCTGGTCTTCTTGCACCATAATTCATTTCTTTATCCTCCTTTGTCATATGCTTAATTTTAGATAATTTATAAAGGTATTCTAGGTTGGTTGTATTGATATCTTCATCAAGTATATGTTGTATTTTTTCATCTACTTTTTCTAGTAGTTTATCTTCCATTTTGGTCTCCTTTCTTTAAGAGTTCTATTATTTGCTCGTTTTGTCTAATAATCTTCTTTAAATATTCTTCATCTTGCCATTGAAGTTCATTCATCAAATCTTTGTTGTTATAATCTTGTAATAGTAAAATGACACTATACAATTGCAAAATCAAAGATGTCAAATCTAAGTTATTTCTCATCTATATCCTAGATATGCTAAACGTAGCATTTGTTATAATTGCTTGTGTAGTTGATATTGGCGTTGTTGGGTCAGTTGGCGTTGGTACGCTTGGAACACTTTGAACTGATATATTAGTAGTTCCACGAGGACATACTCTTAATTTCTTATCAAAAGAAATAGTTTCATAATCATCTGCAGTGTCTATTGTTACTGCTCTTACAGTATCAGGTATTAATACTCCATCTTGAAAAAGACCTATTGCCACAACACCTGCAGTTGCAGTGCTAACGGAAGCACTAAATTCTACATCATAATAACCTGTATATCCATTTCCAAAGATTTTAAAATTAGGGTTACCATTTGAATAATCTAGCCAACCATTGCAATTACAAGTAGCACATCTTGTTCTAATGTCAGTTTCATCAAAAGTTATTGGGCTTGCATTACTTGGCAACGCAAGAGGTTCATTTATAATTGTTTCAATCATTGTTTTATCTTTCTCCTTTCAAATAATAATTGCCAAAAAAACAATTATTTTGTTATTTTTTGCAATTTTTCTACAAAAAAGCAAAAATATTGTGTTTTTTCTAATTATTTTTTTAAAAAAGGAGATAGAACTTGTCTATCTCCTTTTTTGGTTACTTATGTAACCATCTTTGCAAGTTCTCGTAATCGAGCGTGTCGTAATCGACTATATGCTATTAAATAAATTGGCTTGTTGTGTTATATCCACATCCACAACCATTGTTGCAACTAAATATAGGTGTGTTTCCGTATACTGGAACTGTTCCAACAGGACAGTTCTTTAATTCGTTGTAAACATTAGATATAATTGATTGAGTTTGTGCTAATTGTGAAGCATTTAGGTCTTTCATTAAGATTTGTCTATTTAACTCATCAATTTTATCTTGTTTTTCATCTAATCTATCTCTAAAGATTTCATCAATTATCTTTTGAGTGTTAGCAGTTTGATTTACAAGAATATCTTGACCTATTTGTCTTAATACTTCTCTATCAGAACAATTTTCACTAATAACAGTTGCTTTTAAGTCTTGTGTTCCAAGGCGATTTTCACAGCAACATTGTGCTAACTGACTTTGTAGGTTAAATGCAGTATTCATATTAGCCATTTGTCTGTTATTAGCACTTATTTCACTATTGTAGAAACCATTTGATATGACACCTGTTATATCACTTGTGCTATTACATAATTGGTTAGATAATGAATAAATACCACTATTTACTGTATCTAATTGGTTAGATAAATGTAATGTGTCAAACCCATTGTTAGTGTTTTGCATAATCTCTTTTTGACCATTAGATAGCCAAGCATAGCCATTATCAAAACCACCATTGAAGAAACCACCATTACCGTTATTTCCCCATCCACCAAATAAAGCAAATAATAGAATTATCCAAATCCAATCTCCACCATAACCAAAGCCACCATTACCATATCCACCATACATCATAGGCATCATAGGATAAGCATAGCCGTTATTGTTATTAGTTGCTAAATCAACTGTAGGAACAATTCCTGAATTTCCATTCATATTCTTTCTACCTTTCTAATATATCTGTTACTATAAATTCCCAATGTTTCATCTTTTCGGCAAGGATGTGGATATAATCATTACCACCTAATGCTTCATATATTTGTAATTCATTAAGCCAATTCTTATATACATAATCAGGAATTTTACCTACTTTCTCATAAACATAATAAGTGTTTGTTAAATTGCTTTGTAGCAATGTTTTTAGTGCTTCTTTAACTGCGTCATTTTCTGCTTCCTTTTCCTTGAGTTTCTTTTTGTAGTTTTTAATAACACAACTACAATATCCAAGTGAGCCACTAACAATCACACCTATTGCAGATTTAATTATTGTTTCAACCATTTTCACTCTCCTTGATACTCTTACATATCAAGTATATCATAAATTCCTAGAAATACAATATTGCTCGAGTTCTGTTCTTGCTCCTTAAATGTGGGTTCTTTAATGCTATCTTTCTTAACATAACTTTAAACATAACCCTATCATCTAATACTTTACCACAATGGAGACAAGTTCCATAGGCTTGAAACCTGTCTTTGTGGTTGTTATATCCACATTCATCACAAGTGATAAAATGATTTTCAATAAATTTCTTTCTATTTAACATACACATATACATCTCCTTTAATATGTTCTTTACCTTTGTATTTTCCCGTTATATCAAAGTATGGAATATCTACTTCACATTCCTTAACTTTGTATTCTACTACCTCACATTCTTTTAGTTCTTTATCTTTAGGCAAAAATGTGAATGGTATTGTTGGTTGGTCCAATGGTCTTCCAAAGACTACAATATCGTAGCCTTTGAATTTCCTATATAATTCTTTTAGTTTCATATTATTTTCTCCAATATCCATATACACATCTTGTTCCATCTCTTGAGCAATCATATGTGTCATATAACACACCATCTTTTACACAAGTCAAATGTTTAGACACTGCTACTATTAAAGTACCACTTGGCAATTCTTCGCTACATAGGTGAGTTGTGCAACCACTACCTATTGACATTGTTGGGTGCCACTTCCAACCTAGGATATTCTCAATGATTTCTTTTTCAGTGTATCTATACACACCTGTTCTAGCATTGCTCTTGCCTCTTTTTCTTCTACCTGACTTTTCCCTTTTGCTTACTTGATTAATCTTGTTATATATCTCTTTGTAATCTTCACCTGTAGCATTACATATTGCTCTACATACACAATCACCTGTTGTGCCTTTAAAGTAATTACTTCTTCCCCCATCACTAAATACGAACTTCATCTCTATACCTCCTATCTTCCGTATTCATTAAGTATTCCCATTGATATAGCAAATATTGTTAATGCTATTATATGACTAATGTCAAATATTAACATATCATCACATTCACTACCCATTATACAAAATGAGAAGAATGCTATTAGTATCAATAAATATTCAACCCATTTTCTTAATCTGTACTTCTTCATATAATCATCTCCCTTCAATAATATATTAACATACTATTATACTAATTGCAAGAAAAATTTAATTTATTTTACACAAACGTAAAAAAAGAACCATTTTAAGGTTCTTCTTTATATACCCATTTATAATTTGCAGAGTGTTTTTGTTTACTTCTTAAGCAATCACTAATTGCTTGATAAGATACTCCATTTTGTCTACTTGCTTCACTAATTGATGGATATTCTTTTATAACATTATCATTATCATCTAATTTTATAACTTTTTTACTATACTTATTGTTTCTTAATTTAATTCCTCTCTTTATGTGTATGTCATTATAGGTGCTATTATATTGAGCAGAACACCATTCAAGATTATTTACACAATTATTCTTTTTGTTTTCGTCTTTATGATTTATATATTTCAAATTATGTATATTAGGTATAAAAATCTCGGCTACAAGTCTATGAACATATTTATTGGTTGATATACCATCTTTGTTTAAGGCAACAACCACATATCCATTGCCATTATTTTTCTTGTTGCTTAAAATTCTCTCATACTGCCATCTAGTTCTTTTTCTACCTGCATAAACTCTTCTTTTTAGACTTTTAACTCTCCCTAAATTACTAACTTGATAATATCCCTCATAATTAGGAATATCTTTCCATACTTCTTTCATATATACCTCCCACAACAAAGTATTAGAGGAGTGGTTGTGGCACCCCTCTAAATCAAATTATATCATAAAGCAATTATTTATTCAACTTTGCTCTTTTATATCCAACAACACTTAATCTTTTTGCTTTATATGGCAACCCCGATATATCACATATTTCTTTATATTTCCTTGTTAATATAGTTATTTTTGATTGTGCTTCATTAATCACTTCATCATTATTTGATGATTTACCTAAAATTTGTATATCTTTCTGTTCCCTTATTCTTCTCTCAAACTCTCTTTGTAGTTGACTTGCTTCATATAAAGTATAATGCTTACCATCTATTTCACAACCTGTCATATTTTTTTCTTTATCTTCTTGTAATTCTCTTTTTGTATATCTTGGTTTGCTAATACCAAGTATTCCACTAAAAGTGTAATGGTAGCAGTTTAATGTTGATACGGGTCTTTCTAGGTTATCATTTATATAATTATAATCATAATACCATTTACCTTTTACTTTTACACGATTTTCTTCTATATCTTCCATCTTTATTTCTTTTTCAATTCCACTTTTTATTTGTTCCTTTATTTTATCAATTAATGCAAATTGTTTTCCATCAACTGTGTCTATGTGGTCGAGTGCAGAATTAGAATGATGTGATACTTCTACCATATCGGCTCCATATTCTTCACCTAATAATCTTTGATTTTCATTATGTAATTCTCTTAACCCACTTTTTAAGTGCATTCTAACCATACTATCAAGTCTTATACTTCTACCACTTTCATAATCTAGTGTTCTTAACCCACTACCACCTAGTTCTTTTAATATCCTAGTCATTGAGTTATCAAATGTATCTCTACCTTGTCCAACATTTATTAATGCTTCATCTAATACTTTCTCATATGTTTCTCTTAAACCATAGAACTTTGTTGTTCCATCTAGTTCCTTAAATGAATATCCTAATGCTCTTGACCTTGTAAAGTTATTCATAGCATTTTTAGTTATATTTGCTAATGCCTCTGTTTGCCTTTTTAAGGCTATATTTTCATCAAAAGGAATAAAAGGTATATTTCTATAATCATAGAACTTTTTAGCAAAATTAAGGTCATTTCTTGAGTATTGAGCAAACATCCTGTCTATTTCAATGGGGTCAATACCTGTTAATGATGATATTTCTATTAAGATTTCTTCATAACTACCACCATATTTTAACATCTGAACCAATTGTTGTGCCTGTGTAGGTTTGAGGTCTCGTATTCTCTTAATCATCTCACCTATTTTAGTTAAGTAATATGTATTTGCTTTTTGTATTCTATCCGTTAATCTATCACCAAGTATTTCAAGTAAGTCTTCATTCATACTATCACCAACTTAATTATACCATAAAAAAAGAACACTATAAAGTGTCCTCTTCTTCTAACTTTTTAACTCTTTCATTCAATAATTTGTTTTCATATTGTAAACTTGCTATTCTACCTGCAATAGTTGGTGTAAACGTACTAGCATATATCTTAAATGGCTTATCGTTTGAGATTTGATTTATGTTAGTTTGTTCATCATAAGACATAGCATTTTGTATATTGTCTAGTTGACTTATTAGTGTTTCATCTTCTATTAGTGATAGGTATGGATTTGCTAGTACATAATATACTGTTGTGTTATGTGTTGATAGCCAAGTTTTAAATCCTGCTAAATCAGTTACTCTTGATATTAATGCTCTTATTGTTAAACCTGCTAGATTATCTCTTATTGCTATTCCCTCGCTATCTATACTACCTATTGCAGTATTTCCGTTATATTCTTGAAAGTAATTATTTAACATTGAACTTGCTTGATAATTAATAGGTTTATTAGAACTATCAAATAGAACTTGATTTGTAAACCTATATGTATTTGTATTTGTTTCATTTAAGTTCCAAGTTCCCTCACTACCATCTAACACTACTTTCCCAATAGCATTATATTTACACCATTGATTTGTTCCATAAGGTTCATAGGTTGTTCTATCACTACCTAATTCTAACATTGGTAATAGACTATCTATTATCTCTTGTGTCATTGTTGTTGAGCCATCTTTATTCAATACTACTCTTACTGCATTTGTATTACTATCAGTAGTAAATGTTAATTTATTTGTTGAACTTCCTATATCTCTTTTAACAAAAGTTGTTCCATTGTATTCTGCTATTGTTGGATATGATATTGTTGTTGCTAAACTTAATGTATATGTTGTATTTGGACTTACAGGTATATAATCATCAAATAAAGCATTTTGATTACTAGGACTTATTACACCTGTTGAGCCAACACTATTTAAAGTAAAGCCACCATCTTTGTTTAGTAAGTTCTTCCCACTATTCTTAGTAAAGTAGTCTTGATAATCTCCTATTTTACATAGTTCTATTGGTGTTGTGCTTGTGTGATTTACTTTGCTACCTTTTTCTATTTGTATCTTTCCTGCATTATAAGGGTAGCTTGATATATTTAAGAACTTTATTCCTACTATATCATCACTTGATAATGTAAATGTTGCATAACCATTTGAAGCACTAGGTCTTGTTATTTCTCCACTTGTTGCACCATATATTTGAATACTACCACTAAAAGCATTAAATGATATTGTATAAGTTCCTGCTTTCATTGACATACCCCAAGTTGTGCCATCTAAACTAGACCATTGTCTACTATCAGTTGCTATTACACTTAATTCATTATTTGTAATTGAATAATAACTTGTATTGCCAAATAACAATGACATATTTACTATATTCTCTACACCTAAATATATAGGATATGTTTGGCTAGTGTATGGTTCATAAGGGGTTGCTTCACTATTTGCTTCTAACATTGGTTTTAACGTATCAGTTATTAAACTATCACTCATTGAAGAATTGTCATAATTAAATGATATTTTTAGGTATCTAGTGTTAGCATTTAAAGTTATGCTTTGATTTGTTGTATTTGAGTATTCATTACCTGTAATAAATGTTCCACTTGAATTATATTGACATATAGTTATTCCTCTCATAGTAGTTTGAAAACTTACATTATAAGTTCCACCACCACTAACCATAAATGTTCCATACGTTTTATTTATTGGATTTGTTTGTGTTGCTACATTACCATTAGTTATATCTAAATAGCCATTACTTATAAAACTGTCTAATGTAAACATATTTTTCCCACATACTTCTATTATATTATCTCCACTTACTACATTGATAGGTTGTGGATAATCAGGGTTAGGGCTTGTTCCATTTGTATATGGCTCATAATCTCCACCATTTGTTGAAATCATTGGCTTAAATAAAACATTACTTAATGCTTGGCTATTTCTAATAACCATTTCTATCGTATTATTATCTCCTGCCATTTGAGTTATATTTACACCACTTCCCTCATCACGATAAGAAGTATCAACATTATTAGAATATATTAAAAAATATTTATTATAATCTCCATCACTAGGACAACCATTTAATACCATTGTTCCTGAAATAGTAGGGTTTTTTGCAATTCTAAAAATTGTTTGTGCATTTGCAGTTCCATTAACTTTTATTGTTAAATCATCATTTATTGTAAAAGTTAAATTATTTAATGTATAAATATTATTGTTCCAAGTTCCACTTGTATTATGTCCTTTTAATGAATTAAGCGAATAAGGTAATAAGTTTTTCCCTGTTGTAGTATATTGACTTGTATTACCATATAACACCATTTTTAATATACTTTCAGCAGTATTGTTTAGTGTTAGGGTTTCTCCTGTGCCACTTACTTCTGAATTGTTGTATAATTCATCGTTTATTTCTTGTAATTTATCATATAACAATTTAGCACTTGGATATTGTGTATCAGTAGAACTTGATGTTATTGATGTTACTTTATTTGATTTATCTTCTTTATCACTTACATCTTGAATAGCAGTATCTGCTTTACCTAATGATGTTTGAACTGCACTTGATAAATCAGTTTTAGGTATACCACCACTTGGCTTGTCATATTTAGCATTCCAAGTTGCTTTTTCACTTGTACTTGTAAATTTATTTGTAGTTAAAGTATCATCTACATAATCGGCACTTAATTTATGTGAATTATCTATTGTATTTTGTTTTGTATTTAATAATGTATCAGTTTCTCCTTTTGTATAAAAAGGTCCTTCACTTCCTACATAATTCCAAGCACCTGTTCCACCTGTGATTATCCATCTATAATAACTTAAAGCATCGTTATGGGTACTATCTTGTAATACTTTAATAACATCTTTATCAGTTAGTTTTGAAGTGTCATAATCTAATAATTCTTGATATGTTCCAACTACATCAACAACATCAGTTGAACTTGTAATTGCATCTATTTGTGTTTGCAAGTTAGTATCTGCTTGTTGTCTTAATTCTTTTTCTCCATTTACTGCATTGTTTATAGCAGTATTCATATCACCTGTTTTAGTATAATTTGTTAAGTCATCTACTGTGTTAGTAATATAACCACTATCGTTATTCAAATCACTTGTTTTAGTAGGAACAGGTATATTTACACTCTTGTCTATTACTTCCAAAGACGTTCCATTTACTTTTACATCTTCTATGATATTTACTTCTGCACCATCTTCTATTCCTTCAAGTTTATCTTCGGCAATTGTTAATCTATCATCATAACCTTCAACTGTTGCTTCGGCATTTTCTATTCTTTCAGTTAATTGTTCTATTACATCTGCAGTAGGAACGTGATAGTTGTCAAAATTATCTCTATAACTTCCTAAATCGACGTGAACATAAGTAGGGCTTGGGGAATATCTTAAAACTAAATCATCTCCATTAGTTTCATATCCAAACGCTCCTATTTCAAAGTCTCCTGTTTCTTCTAACACTTCATAAGGTATTATACAAGAACCATTAGGCAAATCTACTAAATATGAATGATTTTTAGTGCTAAATGTAGCCTTTTTTACTAAATTATTGTAT